CTTTTCTAGGCCCGCCCAATATAATTCTAGTTTGATTTTCAAAATCATTTACTGCATTTGCTTCAGTTAAAAACTCAGGATTAAATACAATGTTTAAACTAGGAAATTGTTCATTCCATTTTGCTACTGTGCCTGGGGGTACTGTTGATTTGATTACTACTATTTTAGCAACACCAAATTCAAATACACGTTTAATGGCTGCTTCAACTATATTTATATGGCAGCTACCATCTGGGTTCATTGGTGTTGGTAAACAAATAAATACTACTTCGTTATCTAATGTTTTTTGTTCATTACTATTACAATACACCATACCTTTTATATCAAAGGTTTTAACATCGTAATAATTTTTAAATTTTTGGTAAATGGCATTACCAACAAATCCTTGACCTATTATTCCTATTTTCATATTATTTATTTCTCCAGAATGAATAAATACCTTTTTCTAACTCATAACTGGGCCATACAAAACGTTCTCTCATAGGTTGTTTTTTAGCCCATTCCCACATTTCAGTTAAACCCTCTTTTAACGAAGTTTTATGTTCAAAACCTAATATATCAACTGATTTTTGGTATGTTGGTATTGAATGTTTTACTTCATGTCTTCCTTCTAAATGAACCACTTTTTCAGCACCCATTATTTCTTTTAATACTTCAGCTGCTTCCTTTATTGAATATTCTTCAATACCACCTAAGTTAATGGTTTCCTTACTAGCTTCAGGCCTTACAGCTGCATTCCATAGAGGTTCTAATGAGTCATCTATATAACTAAATGCCCTTGTTTGTTCCCCATCTCCAAATATAGTTAGGGGTTGATTATTTAAATACTGGAACATCCATATACCTAGTACGTTTCTATACTTATCCCATATATTTTGTTTAATCCCATATACATTATGAGGTCTAATAATACAATAATCTAACCCATGTTGTTCGTTGGCAATTTGAATATCCATTTCACAAGCATATTTTGCAACCCCATAAGGGTCAATTGGGGATTGTTGTTGTGTTTCATCAAATATACCTCCACTACCATGACCATATACGGCTAAAGTTGAGGTAAATACCAATCTTTTAACGTCAGTTTTTATGCACTCATTGACTATGCGGGCTGTAGACTTTAAATTGTTATCATAATTGAAACTACGGATAAATGGTGATAAACCCTCAGCAGCATAAGCAGCAAAATGAAATACATAATCAAATTTATTTACTTCAAAGCAATTTTCAATTGGGTGGTTCACTAAATCCATTTGCCAAAAATCAACTTTAGGGTTGATGTTTTCTTCAAAACCACCACTTAAGTCATCTATACCTACCACCTTGTATTCTGGTTTATTTTCTATTATCCAGTCAGCTAATCTACTACCTAATAATCCCGCAACTCCTGTAATTAATACTTTCTTACTCATATTTTACCCCAATCTGTTAAAGGTGATAACCAAGCTGTTTCCCCATGGGTTGAATAACCTGGTATCGATGTTATTAATAATTTATTTTGTTCTCGTAATTCTAGAAACATTTGAAAATCATTTGGATGTGTTCCTGATGTATGTTTTCTAAGTATGTCTTCATTTTCTTTTAATGTACTAACTTTAGCAGCAAATGTCATAGTTGTACTATTTGTTATCTTCCAATGTACGGAATCTGTCTTGTATACCCTAGTATCTTCAGCACCACCTTTACAATATGGGTTACCACCTTGTTCTGGTCCAATATATTTGTCTGGGTGGTCATATAGTGATACAAATGATGCTCCTAATTCAAATGCTTCTTGAATTATTTTTAATGAATCTGGTTTGTGTAAATAATCATTTTCTATAAAGTAAACAATTTCATCATCGTTATAAGTCAAGGCCTTATCTAATGCTAAATTAAATGTTGCTGCTCCATTACCCTTACTTACATATTCTACACCATCTTTTGTAATGTATTTTTGTATCATATCATTAGTCTCGGGTGAAGTATTATCTGCTATAACATAAAAAATAGCCCCTTCAAGTACTTTTGTAGCATTTGCTAGACAATTTTCATTGTTGATATAATCAGGTTTTACTTTACTATAACCAGTATCTGATATTCTATAAATTATTCTCATTAATTAAATTTTATACCCTTTATAGTTAAGCCATTTTTAGGATTATGACTATTGTTTTCAAATAGTTGAGGAGGAATACCCCACTTATACATAAAAGTTTGTGCTGCTGGGTTTTCAGATGCCTTAAACCTATCGGCTTCTTTCCCGTTTTTAGTTGCTGAACTACCAAAGTGGTATAAATGTGCTCCTAATGTTCTAGCAAAATTAAACCCAATTAAGTCTAGTTTTAAGAAAAAATCCCAATCACAAATAAATGGAGAATTATACATTGTGTCAAACCCACCAACAGCCAAATAATATTTTTTATACATAGCAAATGGGAATATTCCACCTTCAGTTGTTAATTCATCTTCTTTAATTGAATCTTCATACTTAATAAATTCATTATATTTAAATTCTTTAGGTGTACGACCAAAATCTTTAACTGGGAAGTTAAATATACCAGGCCCTGTAGGTTCAATTTGGTTTAATGTTAATATTGTTCTTTCACCAAAATCTGTTTCGATCTCTAGATCAAAGTCTTTACAAAAAACATTATCATCGTTTACAATGAATATTTTTTCATTAGTAGCATTCATTACACCTAAGTTAAGTGCTGTTTGCATACCTTGATTTTGACCTAAATCTAAGACACTAATATTTTTTTCATATTTGTCTAAAATATGTTGACTTTCTTCAATAAAACCGTCAACAGCAACTATAATTTCATTCTCATTATGTTGTTGTTCAATACATGACTTTAAACATATATCTAAATATTCTGGGTTTCTGTATGTTGGGATAATTATACTAATCATATATTAAAATTTATATACTATTAATACATCATCAAATCTTCCTTTTACCTCACGTAAATCTATTATTTCACAATTTTCATGTAATTCTTCAAATAGGGGTTTTACCTTATCTAAATTATCTACATCTTCAATTATATAAATTCCACCTTTATTTATTTTATTAGATTTTTTAAACATTTTAAATGTTTGGAGTTGGTCCTGTAAACGGTGTGAACCATCATCTACTACAATATCAAAATTAATGTCTTCAATAATATCTAAAAAAGGATATTGTGTAGCATCCTCAATCCAAATTTTAAATCGTTTATCTTCTTTATAGCCACCAGGCTTAATTACATTACTATATATTTCTCTATCATGTATATCAGCACCATAAATTTTACCTTTATTAAAGAATTTATACCACATCTCTAAAGATTCACCATATGCTATACCAATTTCAAGTAAGTTAGTTATTTTATTTCTATAAGGTGTAAGCAATCTTTCATATGAATCAATATAGGAGTGAGCTGTCCCCTTATCTCCATGCCCTCCCCTTGGGTTTGGATCAGAATGTTCTAAGTAAATTTCATTTAATGTTTTCATAGTGTGTTGTAATAGTTATTTTGTTTTTCCTGGCGTTCAATGTCTTTTGGGTGATATAGAGCTAATTCTTCTTGGGAAGGCAGTGCAGCATAAGATTTATGACCAGATAACACTTCGTGAACTTTATTTTTCCATTTAATTTCTGGTTTGTTTTTCCAAATACGCCATTGATAATCAGGCCAATTTACCCATCCTTTATCATTAACATTCCATCTCCATAAATTAATATGCTCTGATGTTAATCCTTCTACTGTATTTACTCTTGGGACTAAATATACTTCGTTGTCCGGGTTAGATTCTAATATAGCGGGTAGATTTTTTATTAGTGTAAGGTTTGGTAATTCATCAGCATCAATTTGGAATATATAATCTCCTTTACATGCCTTAGTTAATATGTTTTTCCAATTAGCAAAATGTCTATTAAAATTATCTTCAATTAAAGTAATATAATCTTCTGAGCTTAGTTCATGAAGATATCTTAGTAATTCAGATGTTGGTTTATTTTTGGATAAATCAACTAGTACTACGACTTCATCTTGTCTTCTTTTATTATTTAACAATAATGAGAGGAGTCTCTGTATTTCAAGAAACTCATCACATACCGTTATTGCATAACTGATTTTCATATTTAGGCTTCTGGATTTTGTGGTAATGCCCCAATATAATCAAGGGCTTCTATAAAATCACGTTCTTTAAAAGATTTTGCTGATTTCATATCTGGTTTATAATCAAGTTTATTACCCATTTTGTCTTCAATGGGTTCATCTAATTTTACAGCTTTAACTGCCACCCATTCCCATTCTTCTGGGTTTGTTCCACTAGCATAAATCATCCCTAATTCTGGAACATTTACATTAGTAGGTAGCCAAATTAAATCGGTTTTAGTATCTAACCAAGCTAAAGCTTTATATAATTCTGGGAGTAGTTCCATTTGTTCATTGTAGAAGTCAGAATCCACCTTTAATAAAGTATTGGACCAAAAACCACATGATAAACTCATATATTGCGTTATATCTGCGCTTACTTCAATTTTGTAACATAAATCGCCGCCAGATTTAGGACATTCAATTATTTCGTCGTATTGCATGTTTTATAATTTAGGTGTTTGTAAATTAGGTAAAGTTAATTCTACCTTTTTTGCGAATTCTGGTATATTATGTTTTAAAATAGTGCCAACTAGTTTACTCATACTACCATAATCAAATTGTGTTTTAATTTTATGTCCCTGCTTTTTACCTCCTACAATATATTTTTTATAATTTTTAAATACATCATTAAGGACTCTTGTAGTAGTAGGTCCATCTACTTGGAACCACTGTGATTCTGCTTTTAACCACTGATTAGCGGCAGACGCATCTACTTTTTCTAAAGTTCCTGGTAATAATGTTGAAAATTCAGGATCGATGAAATCTGTGTGTCCTGACCAATTAGTGGTAATCATTGGTTTTTTAGATAAACAAAATTCAGCTAAGGGTCTTCCATATCCTTCCCCTTTAGTTAAACTAACCATAGCTTTGACTTTAGGGTGATTATAAAGCTCATTCATATCTTGGTCTGATAGAGCCCCATTTAATATATAGATATTAGGTAAGTTTTTAACCCCTTTAAAATATAATTTTTTAATTTTAAGTATTTTAGATAATAATTCTTCTCTACTCATGTAACTATTCCTCCCAGTTGATGACTTTAAAATTAAAGCAGGTGGAGATTTAGTACCTTTGAATGTATCAAAGAAATATTTTACTAATAACCCAACATTTTTTCTATCATGGCCTATATTTCCATTCATCCAGTGCCCCACAAATAAGAAACAAAAGGATTCTGGGATAGAAGTTAGATCTAATGATACTTCATTATTTGGTAAAAATTTATAAACATCTAAATTTACTCCCTCTAATACAACATGAATTGGTTTTTCTATTTCTATTGTACCAATAATTTGTTGGGTTTGCTTATCTCTTTTCTCAAACTTAGTAACAGCAAATACATTTTTAGAATGTTGGGATGACACCCAATTCATATCCATTCTATTTAACCCCTCTATCCATGTAGAATCACATAAACTACTTTCAATTCCAGCAGTACACCCAATATTATATGTACCTACAGATTGAAATTCACTTGGGATTGTAATCTGCATCCAAATGTCTGGTTTGTTATCTATTTTTATTACTTTATGGTCTAATAAGAATTCCCATTCTTTATGGCTTTCACAGAAACCAAAGGGGGTATCTCCCCATCTTTGAGATAATAACTTTACATCGTATTTTTCGGTTTCAATAATTGCCTTGACTATATCCCGAGATCTACCTCCATATCCACTATAAGTATCAAATGGACAACTTATTATAAAAACTGGTTTATTCATTAATATGTGATTTTATGATTTAAAAATTTTCCTTTATGTTCTGTTGCATTTACTATTTCGAATGTTTCTCTTGGTTCCCATTTCTCAAATAACTCATCAAATGCCTCCATTACCCTTTGTGCTTGATGGGTGGTTGTAAACCCTGCTTCATCACTAATAGCCCATTCCCTACCTTTTACTCCTCTTGATCTACGTTCTTCATCACTTAAAGAATATAATTCTTTTATTCTATCACAAGCATCTTCCCATGCACATCTGTCATCATAGATATAAGGTGTAGGAGGTGAACCTTGTATTGATCTTGAAGTAGGATAAACTGGAAATGCCCATTCACCATGTTCTTTAAATGTACCTCTATGGTTAGAAGGAATATCAGCATCTGGTTCAAACCATTTACCTTTACTATCAACAAACCTCATTTGGTCTTGCATACCACCTGTAGTGTTAGCTATAATAGGGGTTCCTGTTAACATTGCCTCAGTAAGAGTTAATCCCCAACCTTCATTTGATGTTAAAAGAATTTGACAATCGGCTAAGTTATATAAATAATTTAATTCTTTACGTGATACCTTTTTATGAGAAAAAACTATACATTCTTCATAATCCTCACCAAATAAATATTCTGCTACTTTACCTAAATCAGTACCGTGGTCTGTTACTAATTCTGTATGTAATAATAATCTACATTTTAATGCCTTTTCTCTTGGTAATGAATCTAAAAATGACCTAAATGCCATCATAGTATCTGGAATTGCTTTTCTACGTATGTTTCTTGAATTAAAAAATAAAGTAAAATCTATATCATTACTTCCTAATACTGATTTTTGGAATGTTTTAAAACCCGCATCACTTCTTTCTGTGGTAGACATAGGATATAATTCTTTTTCATTTAAACCATGAGGGATATACTTAAATACCCTTTTACTATTGTCACAATCTTTTAAAACTAATTTATTAATATTAACGGTTTGTTTAGATATACCCATTAATAAATCACATGCTTCGTAGTAAGGTTGGTTATATCTAGGAGCTGGGTAATCATCCCAAATATTTAAGTAAGTTATAGGTGCCAATTTCCTTAATTGGTCCTCCATATTAAATATATGTTGAAAGTACCTTGGGTCTGTAATTAACATAATTGCATCTGGTTTTTCCAATTGAAATATGTTATTTATCTCTTGAGCTGTACCATAATTATGTACCGCATAAATAAATACAGATGAATCCTCTATATTAGACTGTTCATTGGTAGATACAGAAATATCTAACCTTTTACCAGCTTCTGGGTGTTTAATAGCCCCTCCTACATTTACCCAATTGAAATGATGTGCTGTACCACATACTATTTCTTTTGCTACAGTTGCAACTCCTGAGTGTACTCTAATGTCATCACAGATTAACATAATTTTCTTCCTTTTGTCTTTAGGAAGATGTTTAAAACTTTTATTCATATTTTTATTTATTTATAACTCTAAATTAGATTGGTTAGTAATTTGTTTTCTAAAATCTTCATCTGTAAGATACAAAAACAAAGCACGATCCGCAAGTTTTTGGAATGAGAATTTTCTTCTTACACATTCTATTTTAAAATCTTCAAATAAATCACTTTTTACTTTTACACTAGTTAGTGTCATTTTTTTTGCATTTGCCATAATTTTTATTTTTAATAACGTTATATATGTACATACGTATGTTAGAATTTTAGTAAATTATACCTTCACCACAATTTTCTTGATCTACTTTATAGGGACAGAAATTACAATTCCATTTTGAGGGTGATTTAGGATAATCTGCATCTTTTATTTGACCACTAGAGTTAAAACATTCGTTTATAAAACCATTAATAGCATTTTTTGCTCTTCCTAACTTAATTTTACCACTTGGGGGAGTAAATGTTTGCACTCTATAAGCTTGATGGGGTGACATTAAGTTTTCATCATCCCAATCTAATACTTTTCTTTTTAAGATAAAAAATTCAATTTCAATCTTTTCAAGGGGGATATTATATTGTTCTGAAAAATATTGTTTGTATAATAATAATTGAAATTGTTTATCTTCATTCTTTTTATCTTGATCTCTCCAACCTCTAGTACTGGTCTTAATGTCGATTATCTTAAATGTATCTGTTGCTTCATGATATGTGACAACGTCAAGATACCCCATGTATAATACGTTACTATACATTTTATTTGGTGCAATTACAATTGGTATTTCACAACCAACTAAATATGTACCTTTTTTACTAAAATAAGCACTACGTTTTTTCTTAAACCATTCTAATATAGCAACACCATCTTCAAAAAACTCTCTCATTTCAGTAGCTGAAGAGAAGTGTTCGCTTTTATTTGATTTGTACTGTCTTTGATATTCGTCTATAAAGGTTTGTTGGAATTTATCTTCCATATCTATTTCCCTATCAGCGGCCGCAAATGAACTTTCGTAAGCTACATCTAGGTAATTTTGTACTACTTCATGTATAGCTGTCCCAAAAACAGTATGTATAGAAGATGTAAATCGTTTGATTTTATCTTTATACTGAAGTTTCCACCTATGAGGGCATCCTCTAAATATAGACATCTGAGAATATGATATATTCTTTTGATATGCATAATTAACAGGTGAAGGTGGGTTATTCCTTATTTCCTTTACTATTTTTGGGAGTTTTTTCGCCAAACTATTTTTTCCATTTATTTCTGCCAACCAGCAAACCTATTATGCCATAATTGGCTATATCAATAAAAGTATCTTCCATACCTTCACCTTCAACAAATGATCTACCATTAACTAATAGATTTTTTAAACGTGAAATTTTATCGGTTAATCTAATACATAACCCAGTTAGTGAGAATTGTTTATCATCGCTATTATTAACGATATCTCCGCCTAAAGCAATGTTATTTAAACCATAGTCCAAATGCTTACGAGCAAACATTTCATATTGTTCTTGTTGTATGTTCGTAAATTCTTCTGATAATTCAGGGTATTCATTTTCGAATTTTTCTACTGCTGTTATTGGAGTCTTTGCATTCATTATTTCTCTATCGCTCATTTTTGTATTTTTTGGAATTGATACTGTTGTATTATTGGTTTCTGACCATTTACTTACTGAACTACCCATTTAGTTGTCCTTTAGTGTCAAAATACTTATCTAATGCTGATAACCTATCATCTGCGTCAACTAACATAATAAGTGCTTCTTCAGCATTTTTATAAAAGTCCCCGGTTGAATGATCTCCAATACCAACTGCTTTATTACCTAATAACTCAAGTGATAATAATGCTTTTGCTCTATCTGCTTGTGCAGATAAACGTAACATATTTACTAATTTGTTCATTTTAATAATGGTTTTATTTCTTTTGTATTTAATCCTCTATTCGATAATATACGACTAATTTGTGGGGTATCCAACAAAGTTATATATTCTCTTGCTTCTTTACTTGAACATTGGAAGTTTTCTTTGATATGGTTAACTAAATCAGTGTTAGGTTGTTTTACCTTAGATTTAATATATTTACTCCACTTATGGTTTTTAGGAATGAATTCTTTATATATAGAATATATCATCCTTTTTTCTTGTGGAGGTAGATCTTGAACATAATTTACAATTTCTATATAATCAGGATTCATTGATATAAATCTGTGTATCATGTAACTATTCCAAACCTCCCAATCTTTGTCTGTAAAAGATTCGACTGGGGGTTTGGTGTTATTAATTGCTTTTAACCAATCAAAGATGTTATTCATCTAGCAAAGTTCGTCTTTAAGTTCCTCTCTTAATTCTACAGGAATTCCTTCACCAAGAATTTTGTTGGTTGATGGATCGTAAAATACAGGAATAGGCATGATCGCATCATTATCTGTACCTGCTACGAATTTAGAAATTTTTCTTAAAATAACTCCGGACATGAATACACTACCACCTTCTTCGTTTTTAAGGCCGGTTGTAGATTTCAAATCAATTTGTGGTTGTTGAACTGGTTGTTCCATAATTTACTGTTTTATTTATTATTAATTAAATTTTGAATTAGTGACATTAGATTTATTTCTTTGTCGATACGAAAGTTAGATTTATATTGATGTTCATTAATGATTATAGCTGCAGTACCTTCTTTTCCTGGGAGGTATTTCTCTACATTATCAAAAAGATACTTAAATGCCTCTTCAAAGTCATTAACATTTGAATCTGCTATAATTTGTCTAATAGTATTAAATTTAGGGGATTTACCTTTAAGTTCCTCCACAATAGCATCCAAATAGTTAGTAGATATTAATAAGGAATTGTCAACTTTTAGTTTTCCTGTTTTGCTGCTTGTTTGAATAGTGTTAAGCATTTTACGCAAATCAGGATAATATTGTTTGACAATACTACCAATGGCATTCGGTTCATAACTTATATTTTCCTTATCACAAATACCAGCTAAATGGATTGCTATTTCCTTTTTTGTTGGAGGGACTATTTTTAATACTTGACATCTTGATTGCAGAGGATCAATAATACGCTCTACAAAATTACACGTCATAATAAACCTTGTCGTACGAGAGAAAGTTTCAATGATATTACGAAGGGAGGCTTGCGCCTGAATAGTAAGAAAATCAGCTTCGTCTAAAATAACCACTTTAATGGGTTCAAATGACATTGTACTAGCAAATCCTGATACTTTATCTCTAATTGTTTCAATACCTCTTTCATCTGAGGCATTAATATAAAGGTAATCGCAATCAAGGTTTTTAATACAAATTTTTGCTAAGGTAGTCTTACCTGTTCCAGCTGGACCATAAAATAAATAATTTTGAATATCGTTGGCTTCTAATTGCTTAGAAATAGTTTCTTTTAGACTAGAACTACCTACGTAGTTTTCAAGTGAAACTGGGCGATATTTTTCATTAAATAGTGTATTAGTTTCCATATTCCCCGTAAATTGAATATTGTTTAATTGGTTCTGGTTTTACTTCTTCTTCTGTTGTTGATATAGCATATAATTCACTTTTTAATGGAGCTAATCTATATTCTCCTCTAAATCCTGTTTTAGTCATATATGCTTCTAATGTATCAGTTAGGGATTTGTGTAACGGACCATCAGGTTCATTAGCAACTAATCTCCATTTATCCCCTGGAGGAACTCTACGAGCAATTAAAATATACTCTTCTTTTGTTATTTTTTCCATAGGTATAATATACGAAAAATAAATGGGGAAGACAAGCTTCCCCAATTAAATTATTTAGATTCTGCTACAGATGCTTTTTTATAATCTGTAATTACTCTCTTAATTGCTTGTGCTGCCTTTCTAGCCCGTCCTTGACTTGCTTTTGTGGTTCCTACATGCTCTTCTGCTAAAATATTGAAGTTCGCTTCAATAATTTCAAAAATTTCTTGTTTTGTCATTCTTTTTTATTTATTTATTAATTATTAATTATTACATCATTCCTCCTTGAGCATTGTTTTGCAACATTGCCATTTTGTCAGAATCCGATGATTTATCTTGAGTTAATGTACATTCAGTTAATAATACTGTTCCTGCAATAGAAGAAGCATTTTGAAGTGCTAATCTAGTTACTTTAGTTGGATCAATAATCCCCGATTCTTTAAAGTCTTCAATTAATTCAGATTTAAGGTTATATGATTCCCAAGTGCTATTATTCTTAATAATATCACGAGCTAAAATTTGTGAATCAATTGATTCAATCCCTGCATTTTTTAGGATTTGTTCAAATGGTGAACCACAAGCATCAAATACAATTTGGGCTCCAATACTACCTAAATTAATAGCTTGACGAGCAACTAAAAGTGCTTTTCCACCTCCAGGTACAATGCCTTCTTCAATAGCAGCCTTAGTAGCATGTAAGGCATCATCCACTCTATCTTTCTTCTCTAACATTTCAGTTTCTGTATTTCCACCTACGTGTACAATAGCTACACCACCAACAAATTTTGAAAGTCGGTTTTGTAATTGTTCTTTCTCGTATGGGGTTTGAGATTTTCCGATTTGTGTTTGTAGTTCATCAATACGTGCTTCAATTCCTTCTACTGTTCCTTTTCCATCAACAATTGTTGTTTTTTCTTTTTCTACAGTTACTGTTCTTGCTTCACCAAACCAATCCCAACTAAATTTATCAAGCTTCATTCCTTTATCCTTACTGAATACTTGACCTCCTGTTGTTACCGCTATGTCTTCTAATATTAATTTTCTACGGTCCCCAAAATCTGGAGCTTTAACAGCACATACATTAACTGTACCTCTCATTTTATTAACAATAAGAGTAGCCAATGCCTCGTTATCAATATCTTCAGCAATAATCAATAATGATTTACCTTGACTTGATACTGCTTCTAAAATTGGTAATAATTCTTTAACTGTGTTTAATTTATGATCCATTATCAAAATAGCTGGATTATCTAGAAAACATGACATTGAATTGTTATCAGTTACAAAATATGGAGATTTATAACCTCTATCAAACTGCATTCCTTCTACAGTTTCTAAGTAAGTATCACCTGTTTTTGATTCTGCTATATGTACAACACCTTCTAAACCAACTTTTTCAATTGCTTGGGCAATTAATTTACCGGTTTCTAAATCATTATTAGCAGATATAGTTGCGATTTGTTCTAATTGGTCCTCAGATGAAATATCTTCTGAGATGTTATCTCTTAATTCTTCTATTACTTCTTTTGTTGCAACATCAATTTGTCTTTTAATTGATACTGCGTTTTTTCCACTATCTAAGTGGCTTAATCCTAAAGAAATCATGTCCCTTGCTAATAAAGTTGAAGTTGTAGTACCATCCCCTGCTTTATCTGCTGTTTTAATAGCTGCTTGTTTAATTAATAGTGTTCCTAATGCTTCACTAGGATCATTTAATGAAAACGCTTTAGCTACTGTAACTCCATCTTTAGTTGATTGAGGTGGTTCCATTTCATTTTTGAATATAACAACATTTCTACCATTTGGTCCTAATGTTGATACTACAGCATCCGCTAGTTTATCAATCCCTACTTTTAATTTTGTTCTGGCATCTTTGCCGTATAAAATTTTATTCTCCATTATTATTTAATTTTTAAATGTTCTTCATCAATTTCACTTAATTTGGTTTCAGCTAAAATATCTTCAACTTCAACAGTTTCTTCTACTTTGGCTAATACTTGGTTTTCAGAACCAATATAATATTCGGTTCCCTCAAATGGGAGTTTTGTAAATCCTTGTGTTGGAAGTACTACTTTATCCCCAATTTTTACTTGTGGTTCTAGTTTGACACCTGAAATTGTGTATCGTCCTGGACCTACAGCTACAACTGTACCAAAGGTGTTTGTATCTTTCCCCATGTCTGGAACGATAATGTTCCCATAAACTGTTTCTTCAGTTTCAATGGGTTTTACAATACATGCATCATAAAATGCTACTAAGTTTTTCATCAATGTAATTTTTAAGGTTATTTGTTATTGTTTTAAAATTGGTAATATACTCGTCTAAATTCTTATGGTCTACTAAATTTGATTGTAATTCTGCTATTTTCATTAGAGCAGCTCCTATAGTAGGATAGTAATACAAAGACTTTTCATATGTTTTAGCATTCCCTTTAGACCTAAAATGAGATGCATCCGAAGTTACATTTTGTTTTACAGTATAACTGTACTCATCTTTAGTAATAAAGAAAGGTTCTAAGTGGGGATCGGTAATAGTCTGAATTGACTTTCGTTTTGTTGTCATATAACTGATTTTAATTAGACGTGAATATACGAATAATATTGCGCTAGGACACGCTTTTTTGGTAAAACTTTTATTTTATTTTGATTGTTTTTGCTTTTTTAGATTCCGCAATTGGAATAAATAGATGAAGCAAACCATCTTTCATTTCAGCTTCTAATTTCTCTAGTTCGAATTTAGATGCTACTTTATAACCTAAGTTAAAAGATCTGGAGGCTAATCCTTTATAAATGTAGCCACTATAATCAAACTCTTCGTCATTAGGTTTATTATAGATAATCTTCAAAAGATCTCCATCAATTTCTAGTTGAATGTCTTTTTTAGTTAGACCAGTACAAGCAACTTCAAAATGAAGTCCTTCATCGTCATAAAAAATATCTAGTGGGTGTGGTTGTTTGTTTTCAAACGTTGTTGGTTGGAAAACTCCGTCTGTCTTAAAAAGATTACGGAATAGTAAGTCGAACGGTGTCCGTTCATTGAATAATGTACTCATATCATTTAGTTTTTGTGAGGCC